GACAGCGGCAACACCCTGCTGTCCAAAGAATTCCCTGGGGGCGTGCTGGTGCTGACCGGTGCCAACAGCGCCAGCGGGCTGCGCTCGATGCCAGCGCGCTACCTTTTCATGGACGAGTGCGACGCATTTCCTCTCGATGTCGAAGAAGAAGGCGACCCCGTATCGCTGGCCATCAAGCGCACCACCACGTTCGGTCGGCGCCGCAAGGTGCTGATCACGTCCACGCCCACGGTGAAGGATGTCAGCCGCATCGAGCGAGAGTTCGAGCGCAGCGACAAGCGTCGGTTCTTCGTGCCATGCCCGCACTGCGGCCACCGTCAGTGGCTGCGCTGGCGCGGTTACACCGACGACCACGACGACGCCCGGGCGAAGGAGTACCGCCTGGTGTGGCTGGACGAATCCCGCACCGAGGCCGGTTACAAGTGCGGCGCTGACGACTGCGGCGCCATCATCGAGGAACACCACAAGACCAAGATGCTGCTGGGTGGCGAATGGGTGCCAACAGCCCCGGGCGATGGCAAGACGCGCGGCTACCAGCTGTCGTCGCTGTATTCGCCGCTGGGCTGGCTGTCGTGGGTTGAACTGCTGCAGGAGTTCGATGCCGCCGCCACCGATCCTGCCCAGCTCAAGACGTTCATCAACACCCGGCTGGCCGAGACCTGGGAGGACGCCACCACGGTGCGCCTCGACGCCGAGGGGCTGGCCGCCCGCGCCGGGGGCTACGAACAGGGCACCGTGCCATATGGCGGTCTGGTGATCACGGCGGGCGTCGACCTGCAGCGCGACCGGGCGCACCTGATCCTTCGCGCGTGGGGCGCTGGCGACGAGTCATGGTTGGTCGACCGCAAGGTGATCTACGGCGACCCGCAGCAGCCCGAGCTGTGGCGCCAGGTGCTCAACGCGCTCGACCAGGAATACCCGCACGCCAGCGGCGTGATGATGCGGGCCTATGCGGCAGCGGTGGATTCGGGCGACGGCGAGACCACGCAGGCCGTTTATGCGTTTGCGCGAAACAATCGTGCCCGTCACGTGCTGGCCATCAAGGGCCAGAGCACCCCGGGCAAGGTGCTGCTAGGCAAGCCGACCAAGCAGGACGTGAACATCCGCAAGCAGACGGTGAAGAACGGCGTGGACCTGTGGCCCGTGGGCTCCGACACCGGCAAGGCGCTGATCCACGGGCGCCTGCGCATGGAGGCCGCCATCGGGCCTGGCGCGATTCACTGGCCGCTGGGCATCGATCCCGACTACTGGAAGCAGCTGACCAGCGAGCGCCAAGTGACGAAACTGGTCAACGGATTCCCGAAGCGCGTCTGGGTGAAAAAAGACAACGACCGCAACGAAGATTTGGACTGCGAGGTGTACGCCGCCGCCGCGCTGGAATACGTGAAAACACGCCACAACCGCGCGAGCTTCTGGGAGCAAATGGCTGCCAGACTAGAAAAAACGGTCGAAATCAGGGAAAATCAGCCCGAGAACGCCGAAACGCACGTCGTCGACGCCGCTTCGGCGGGGAAAATCTCACTATCAGGCTGGAAACGCGCATGAGCAGACCCGACCACGCCGCCGACATCGCACAGATGGTGGCCGATATGCTGGTTTTGAGCCCCGGCAAGGCGGCGGAGTTCGAGCACGCGCTCCGAATCCGGTTTGGTGGGGAGACTTTACGCATTGCCGAGCGTCCACCCGTCACGCCCGAGCACATTGATGCCCGTTTGCGTGCTGGCGTGCCTGTTCGTGAGATTGCCGCCGAAACCGGCATCCATCGGTCGACCGTCTACCGTCTTTTGTCGCGCGATGGCCTCAAAAGTCGCGGCAAGCCCGCGAAATGCGACAATACAGGCGGCTAAAATCAACGAACATGGCTGGAATCACACTCACGCACGCACAAGCACAGCTCGACGCCTACCTGGCCGCCGAGCTTGCTGTCCTGTCCGGCCAGCGGTATGAAATCGCGGGCCGGATGCTGCAGCGCGCGGACCTGAAAGACATTCAGGCCGGCATCGAGCTCTGGAACCGGCGCGTGCAAGACCTGTCGGCGCGCGCATCGGGCGGACGGCGCGCAATCGTGGCTCGCCCGGGCTGGTAATCATGGGCAGCTTCTACGTTTACGAGCACACCAGAAGGGACACCGGCCTGCCGTTCTATGTCGGCAAGGGTGGGTATACGTGGCGCAGAGCATGAAGAAGCAAAAAACAGGAATGATCGACCGCGCCATTCAGGCCTTATCGCCTGCCTGGGCGCTGCGCCGACATCAAGCCCGCACGGCCATGGCGATGACCGGCGGCTACTCCGGCGCCGGCTATCACGAGCGCATGGCCTACTGGCAGCCGGGCGTCGGCGACGCCGATGCGTCCACGATCCGCGACCTGCGCGAGTTGCGCGCCCGCTCGCGCGACCTGGTTCGCAATTCGCCCATCGCCAGCGGCGCCATCGACACCCAGGTGACGCACGTCGTCGGCACCGGCCTGTCGCTGCAGTCGCGCATTGACGCCCGGTTCCTGGGGATGGATGACGACGCGGCCAGCGAGTGGCAGCAGAACGCGGAGCGCCTGTTCAGGATGTGGGCGGAATCCGATTACGCCGACGCCTACGGGCAGCAGAACTTCTACGAGTTGCAGGATCTGGCGTTCCGGTCCCGGCTTGAGTCGGGCGATTCGTTCGTCGTGCTGGCCGGCGTGCGTCGCCAGGACTGGCCGTTCACGCTGGCCCTGCAGGTGATCGAAGCCGACCGGGTGTCGAACCCGAACAACGGCGGCGACAACGACACCATGACCGCCGGCATCGAGAAGGACGCCAACGGCGCCCCGGTGGCCGTTCACATCGCCGACCGGCACCCCGGGCGCGGCTTCGGCTCCGTGAAGATCGGCTGGACCCGCGTGGCACTGCGCGGCGCGTCTGGCCGCCGCAACGTGCTGCACCTCATGCGCAAGATGCGCCCAGGGCAGACGCGCGGCATCCCCGAACTGGCGCCCATCATCGAGCAGCTGAAACAGCTGGCGCGCTACAGCGATGCCGAGGTCGATGCCGCCGTGAACAGCGCCGTATTCGCGCTGTTCGCCAAGATGGACCCCGACACGTTCAGCGACGTGTTCGACGACACGTCGAAGGCTGCGCTGGTCGACCAGGCGAAACGCTGGGACGGCACGATCCGCTCCGGGGCCGTGGTCAACCTGCTGCCGGGCGAGGACATCGTGAACCCGGTCCAGAACAGGCCGAACCCGAATTTCGACCCGTTCGTCGGCGCCGTCATGCGCCAGATCGGCATCGGTCTGAACATCCCCTACGAGGTGCTGAGCAAGCATTTTCAGAGCAGCTACAGCGCTGCCCGCGCTGCGCTGCTGGACGCCTGGCGCACGTTCCGCGTGCGGCGTGAGTGGCTGGCGTCGAACTTCTGTCAGCCCGTTTTTTCTGAGTGGCTTGCGGACGCCGTCGCCACCGGCCTGGTGTCGGCGCCCGGCTTTTTCGGCGACCCGCTGGTGCGTGCTGCCTGGTGTGGTGCTGCATGGAGCGGCGACGGCCCCGGCGCCATCGACCCCGAGAAGGAAGTCAACGCCGCGCAAAAGCGCATCGAGGTCGGCATCACCACGCTGTCCGAGGAAATCATTGCCTACGACGGCGGCGACTGGGAAACCAAGCACCGCCAGCAAGTCGAAGAACGTCAGGCCCGCGAGCGCGATGGCCTGGCCGCCCCGGTGGATATGCAGCCGGGCAGCCCTGGCGCTGCGCCAGCCAGAAACAACCCGCCTCCCCAGGAGTAACCTATGCAAAGTTGCAGCACCATGCAGCAATGCGACAATCACCGCTGTTAGAATGAGGCTATGACACTCGTCGACTTTCTCACCTCCCCTTGGGCCATCGTGCCTGAGAAGCTGCTGGAGATTCAGCAGATTTATGCCGTCCACCTGAAGGGCGAGAAAATCGACATCGAGGCCATCGAGGCCCGACTCGGCCGTCCACTGGCCAACGACCAGCAGGAATACCGCATGGAGCAGGGCGGCATTGCCGTGCTGCCGGTGTCGGGTGTCATCAGCAACAAGGCCAACATGTTCACCCGCGTGTCGGGCGGCGCATCGGCGCAGCTGCTCACGCAGCAGGTGTCCAGCATGCGGGCCGATCCGCGTGTGCGTGGTGTCGTGCTCGACTTCGACACCCCTGGCGGCAGCGTGTTCGGCATTCCGGCCTTCGCGGCCGAGATTCGCGCACTGGCGTCTGAGAAGCCCACCGTCTCGGTATCCACTGGCATGATGGCATCGGCTGGCTACTGGACCGGCAGCGCGGCCAACGCGGTCTACATCAGCGGCGAAACCGACTATGTGGGCAGCATCGGCGTGGTGGCCACGCACAGCTACAACCCGCGCCAGGCTGGCGCCCAGGTGACCGAAATCACCGCTGGCCGCTACAAGCGCATGGCCAGCGACAATGCCCCGCTGACCAAGGAAGGTCACGCCTACATCCAGGAGCAGGTCGATGAAATCTACCGCGCGTTCGTGTCGGCTGTGGCCGAAAACCGCCGCGCCAGCGTGGATGACGTGCTCGACCGCATGGCCGATGGCCGCATCTTTGTGGGCCGCCAGGCGCTGGACGCTGGGCTGGCTGACGGCATCGCCACCGTGGAAGACATGGTGGAGCGCATGGCCACGAACCCGCAGAAATTCGCCTCCCGCAACCGCGCAGTGTTTGCGCTGGGTGGCATTCCCGATGTGTCGGCAGACGTGGGCGGTGATCCCGCGCCGGTTGACGCAGCCACAGACGAGCCGGTGCTGCCCGTCGAAATCGCAACCCCGAAAGGAAACTCCATGACCCCTCAAGAACTCGCGGCACAATTCGCTGCAGAGAATCCCGAGGCGTGCGAGCTGATCCGCGCCGAGGGTGCAGCCGCTGAGCGTGGCCGCATCCAGGCCGTTCGCGAGCAGTCCATGCCCGGCCATGAGAAGCTGATCGAATCCCTGGCGTTCGACGGCAAGACCACCGGCCCCGAAGCCGCTGTGCAGGTGCTGGCCGCCGAGCGCACGCGCCTGTCGAGCCAAGCGCAAGCCCGCCACGACGACGCCCCGGCGCCCGTTCGCCAGGCCGCTGCACCCGAGGCCGAAGACGCAGCCCCCGCGCCTCAGTCGGCCGAATCAACCCTGGCCAACGCCCAGTCTGTCGCCGTCGAGGCTCAGAAGCTGGTGCGCGAAGCCAAGGCCGCTGGCCGCTACCTGTCCACCACCGATGCTGTCGCGCAGGCCAAAAAAGCCCTGCAGGCCGCCTGATTTTTAGGAGCCCATTATGACCATGCGCAATCAGGGTCTGATCAAGACCTTCAACGCCGGCGCGGCCATCCCGCGCAACCGGATCGTCCAGTTCGGTGCCGATGAACGCACCGTGATTTTGAGCGCTGCCGCTGGCAACTCGCACATCGGCGTGACCGACAACATCGCCGCAGCCGCGGCCGGTGATGTCGTGGACGTGGTGCTGTCTGACGTGGCCACCGTGGAATACGGTGGCTCTGTGACTCGCGGCTCTCTGCTGACGGCTGACTCCGTGGGCCGCGCCATCGCTGCCACCGCCGCCGCTGGCACCAACGTGCGCATCGTCGGCATTGCCATGGTTGACGGCGCGTCCGGCGACCTGGGCGCCGTGATGCTGTCCCCAGGCAGCTTCCAGGGCTGAGCCATTTCCTGAAGGAACACCATCATGAGCATGAACTTTCCGTTCCCCATCCAGCAAGAACTGACCGCTATTGCGCTCGCCTACCGCAACGAGCGCTACATCGCCGACGAGGTGCTGCCCCGCACCCCGGTGCCTGCCCGCGAGTTCAAGTGGCAGAACTTCACCCGTGACGAAATGTTCACGGTGCCCGAGACCCAGGTCGGCCGTAAGGGCGAGCCGAACGAGGTTGAGTTCACCGGCACCGAAACCCCGTCGTTCGTGAACGATTACGGCCTCGACGACGTGGTGCCCAACGAGGACATCGCATCGGCCCCTCCCGGCTACGACCCGCTGGGCCGCGCCACCGAGGGTATCGCCGACCTGATCGCGCTGGACCGTGAGCGTCGTGTCGCCAACCTGGTGACCAACCTCAACACCTACCCAGCCGACCGCCGCGTCACGCTGTCGGGCACCAGCCAGTGGTCGGACTTCACCAACAGCGACCCGTACACGGCCATCATGATCGCGTTCGACACCATGCTGATGCGCCCCAACGTGCTGGTCATGGGCCGCCGCGTGTGGACCAGACTGCGCGTGCATCCCCGCATCACGGCAGCCCTGGCCCCGTCGAGCAACGGCAACAGCTCCATCGTCAACGCCGCTGGCCGCCCCGTGGTGTCCACCCAGGCGCTGGCCGAGCTGCTGGAAGTCGAGCGCATCATCGTGGGCGAGTCGTGGGTCAACACCGCACGCCCTGGCCAGACGGCCAGCCTGCAGCGCGTGTGGGGCAACCACATGATCGCCATGCACCAGAACCCGGCTGCCTCGATCCGTGGCAACGCCATCACGTTCGGCTTCACCGCCGAGTGGGGCAACCGGATTGCTGGCTCGATGTCCGAGCCCAAGACCGGCCTGCGTGGCGCCCAGCGCGTGCGCGTCGGTGAGTCGGTGCGCGAGCTGGTGGTGGCACCCGACACCGGCTACTTCTTCCAGAACGCTGTCGCCTGATCGCAGGGGGAACGATGAAAGTTGTCATCACATCCCCCGTCGAGCACGACGGGAAGACGCTGCCGGTCGGCAAGCCCATCGATCTTGCCGACGACGTGGCCGAGGCGCTGGTCAAGGCTGGCGCTGCCGAGGCGCCCGCTGGCAAGGCGAAGGCGCAAGCCGCCGAGCCCACCCCGGAGGCCTGACCATGGCGTTCGCCGAGGACATGAGCGTGTTTTTCGATACGGCGTGGGGCTTCGCCGTGTCGGCCACGTTCGCGCCCGAGGCGGGCGGCGCGGCTCAGACCGCCAGCGTGATTTTTGACTCGCCGACCGAGCAGATGTTTGGCGGCGAGTCGTTGTCCAACGAGTACCTGATCACCTACCCGGCCACCGCCCTGCCGGACATCCGCAAGGGTGACCGTGGCGTGATCGAGGGCGTCACGTACCGCGTGCGCGAAATCCGGCTGCTGGACGACGGCAAGCTGAAAACCGCGCTGTTGTCGAGGGTCTGAGCATGCCGATCAGCAAGCGCGAGGCCATCATGCAGGAGGTGGCCACACGACTGGCCGCGACTGCTGGCGTATCTGGCCGCGTGTTCCGCAGCTACGCCGAGGCCATCAACCGCGACGAGCACCCCTGCATCCTGCTGCGCTGGACGAACGAGCAGGCCACGCCCCAAACCGTTCCGCTGCTGGAGCGCACCCTTTCCATCGAGGTGACCATCCTGGTGCGCGGCGACGTGCCCGACCAGCTGGCCGACCCCATCGCAGAGAGCGTCCACGCGCTGCTGATGGCCGACCCGAGTCTGGGTGGCCTGGCCATCGACTCCCGCCTGGCGCTGGCATCGTTCGAGTTCGAGAGCGCCGACGCCACGGCTGGCAAGATCACCCACACCTACGAGGTCGAGTTCCGGCACAGCTACGCCGACATGACCGCCTGATTCACTGGAGCACACCATGCCACTTCTGACCCGTCGCCGCACCATCCTGGCCAAGATCGAAACGACCTATGGCACCGACAGCATCCCAACTGGCGCAGCCGATGCCGTGCTGGTGCGCAGCCTCGAAATCACCCCGCTCGAATCGGAGTTCGCCAGCCGTGACCTGATCCGCGTCTTCATGGGCAACAGCGAGCAGCTGCCGGTCGGCATCCGCGCGCAGATGACCATCGAGATCGAGATGGCTGGCAGCGGCACGGCAGGCACCGCACCCGCCTACGACGCCCTCATGCGCGCCTGTGGCCTGTCGCGCACCCTGCTGGCCACGACCCACGGCGGCACCGCCGCTGCAGCTGCTTCCAACACCATCACGCTGGCCGCTGCCGCCAGCGCGTCGAACGACGTCTACAATGGCCAAGTCATCCGCATTGCATCGGGCACCGGCAACGGTCAGGCTCGCGTCATCACGGCCTACAACGGCACCACCAAGGTGGCCACAGTGTCGCCCGCCTGGAGCACGATCCCGACCGGCGCCGTGTATAGCATCGACGCCCAGGTCACCTACGTGCCGCGCTCGACCGGCTTCGAGTCGTCCACCCTGTATTTCAGCGTCGACGGCGTGCGCCACCGCATGACCGGCTGCCGTGGCAACATGGTCATCGAGATGAACAACAAGGCCATCCCGGTGTTCCGCTACACGCTCACGGGCATCTACAACGCTGTCACCGACACGGCCGACCCGGTGGCCAACTACGGCGCCTTCCGCACGCCGCTGCCGGTCACCAACATCAACACGACACCGTTCCGGCTGCATGACGTGCTGCCGATCATGTCGCAGATGTCCATCGACCTGAACAACAACATCGTGCACCGCACGCTGGTGGGCGGCGCCGAGTCTGTGCTGTTGACCGACCGCGCACCCAGCGGCCAGATCACCATCGAGGCCGACAACATCGCCTTCAAAGACTGGTTTACCGTGGCCCGCAACGCCACGCTGGGCGATCTGAACATCACTCATGGTACAGTAGCAGGTAACATTGTCCAGATTGTCAGTGGAACGGTCCAGGTGACCGGCCCGCAGTACCAGGACATGGACGGCATTCACATGCTGCAGATGAACATGAACCTGGTGCCCGGCTCTGTCGGCAACGACGAGCTTTGTATCGTCGTGCGGTAAGATAGGAAATCCCATGCCCCTCAAGATCAATCAGTCGCCCACCTTCTTCTGGCCGGTCACGGTCATGATCCCGGTCGATGGCGGCCGGTTCGACAAGCAGACCTTCGACGTCGAGTTCGCGCGCCTTTCGGTGTCCGACGCCGAGAAGCTGGTGACGAGCATCGCCACCGGCGAGCGCACCGAGTTCGAGGGTTATCGCGATATGATCAAGGGGTGGCGAGGCGTGGTGGATGACGGTGCAGATGTGCCGTTCAGCGAAACCACCCTGAAGCAGCTTCTCGAAATCCCGACCGTGGGGCCTGCTGTGCTGGCCGCCTACAAGGAAGCTACCAGCGAGGTTGCCCGGCGAAAAAACTGACTGACGCCGTGACGCACCTGTTCCGTCACGGTGGCACGAAAGAGCTGGAGCAGGATTTTGAGCAGTGGGGCGCACCGCCCGCCGAGTATCTGGAAGCCCTGGAGGCTGAACAAACCTTTGATCTATGGCCGGAAAACGTCGAACCACTGGACACCTTCATGCGGCTGCAAACGCAGTGGCGCATGGGGCCTGTCGGCGCATCGGGGCTGGACTACGCGGGGGTGCGCGCCGGTCTGTCGATGATGGGCCGACGCATGACGCCCACCCTGTTTGCCGACCTGCAGATCATGGAACGGGCGGCGCTGACGGTCATGGCTGCTGGAGCAAATAATGGCGCTTGATGTAGGAGCCGCATTTCGGATTCGGGCCAGCGTCGACGGCCAGGCGCAGCTCGACCGGTTCAACAAAAGCCTGAAGGACGCAGGCCAGCAGGGGCAGGCATCAGCCGGGCAGATTCGCGCGGCCATGAACCAGCTGCCCGCGCAGTTCACCGACATTGCCACCCAGCTGGCCGGTGGGCAGTCGCCGTTCATGATCCTGCTCCAGCAGGGCGGCCAGATTCGCGACAGCTTCGGTGGCGTGGGCAATGCGCTGCGTGGTATTGCTGGCGCGATCAGCCCTGTCGGCCTGGCCGTCGGAGCTGCCGCTGCAGCCGTGGGTACTCTGGCCCTGGCGTTCGTCAGGGGCGAGGCCGAGAGCGTCAACTTCAATCGGGCGCTGGAAGTCACCAACAACTTCGCAGGCCAGACGGCCGACCGGTTCAATGCGGCTGCGCTGCGCGTCGAGGAAAACGCCCGCGTGACCGCTGGCGCTGCCCGCGAGCTCATGCAGGCCGTGGTGGCTGGTGGCCGCTTCGGACCCGAAAGCGTCGAGCTGGTGGCCACAGCCATGGCGAACCTGCAGCGCGTCACCGGTCTGGCGACCAAGGACGTGCAGCAGCAATTCTCGGGCCTGACTCGCAGCGCATCGGACTGGTCTGCGGAGATGAACCGCACCTATAACTTCCTCGATTTGGCACAGTACCGCTACATCCGCTCGCTGGAGGAAGCGGGCGACAAGGAAGGCGCACAGCGCGTGGCTGTCGACCTGCTCAACCGCTCACTGTCCGAGCGCACCGAGAACCTGGGCACGCTGGAGCGCGCCTGGCGCGGTGTCACGTCAGCTGCCCGTTGGGCTTGGCAGGCCATGCTGAACATTGGCCGCGAGGATACCATCGGCGAGCAGATTGCCGAGCTGGAGCGGCGTATCAGGAATGCCGAAGAGATGCGACAGCGCGCACGCGCCAATGGCATGAGGGTCAGGAGCCCCGATGATATTCATGCCATGCGCGCGCAGATCGAAGGATTGCGCGAGGCCCAGCGCATGCAGGAAATGGCCGCCGACACATCGTCGCAGCGAGCCCGCGAGAACCAGCGCGCCATTGAGGAAGAACGCAAGCTGGAGCAGGGGCGCGGACGCGCAGCCACTCAGCGCGTGTCGGAGTTCGCCCGGCTCAAGCAGCAACTCGATGACCAGCTGCTGTCCACCCGCGAGCTGGGCGTGGCCGAAACGCTGCTGGCCCAGATTCAGGCAGGCCGGTACAAGGAGCTGACCGCGCAGCAGCAGCGGGCGCTGCTAGACCTGGCGAGGGAAATTGACTACCGCAAGACCCAGGCAGACTTCGAAGACGCCCAGGCCAAGCGCGCTGAAGAAGTGGCGCGCCAGCGCGACCAGGCAGCCCAGGCCGAGCAGCGGCAGAACGAGGCTGCACGCCAGCGCTGGATCGACCTGATCGATCCGACCAATCGCTACATTCGCCAGCTGGAAGAAATACGCGATCTGGTCGACAAGGGTTTCCTGACACCAGACCAGGGCCTTGACGCCGAGTTCCGTGTGCAGGAGCAGATCAGCGACCAGCTGGATGGAATCAAGGAAAAGGGCAAGGACACCTTCAAGGAGCTGGCTGACGCCATTCAAGGCTGGGGCAGGCAGGCCACCGATGCCTTTGTGGACTTCGCATTCGGCGCCAAGGGCAGCTTCAGCGATCTGGTGAACAGCATTCTGAAGGATCTTGCTCGCATGATGATCCAGAAGAACATCACCACGCCGCTGTTTAACGCCATCAGCGGCAGCGTCGGCAGCTGGGCGCGCAGTCTTTTCCCGTTCGCAGATGGCGGCATCATGACCGGCAGCGGCCCCATGCCACTGCGCGCCTACGCATCGGGCGGCATCGCCAACAGCCCACAGCTTGCACTCTACGGGGAAGGCAGCAAGCCTGAAGCGTTCGTCCCGCTGCCTGATGGCCGCACCATCCCGGTGACGCTCAAGACCACAGGCAATGCTCGTGGAGGCGACACCTACAACATCACTGTGCCGGTGACGATGCAGGGCGGCAGCGACGGCAGCAACGCGCAGGGTGAAGGCGCCCAGCTGGGCAAGATCATCGCCAGCGTGGTGCGTGCCGAATTGATCAACCAGAAGCGGCCTGGCGGCCTGCTGGCGGCGTAACGTATGGCCACATTCACCTTTACCCCCGACTTCGGCGCTGCGGCTGACTACAAGCCGAGTGTGCGCGTCACCGGCTTTGGCGATGGGTACGAACAGCGCGTGCCCGATGGCATCAACACGGCCCGCGACGCATGGAGCCTCCGGTTTGCCGTGCGTGACGACACCGAGACGAATGCCATCCTGGCCTTCTTGCGCGCCCGCAATGCCTTCGATGCCTTCAACTGGACGCCACCCGGCGAGGTGGACCCGATCCGCGTGATCTGCCGCGAGTGGCAGCGCACGTTTGACAGCCACGACAAGAACACCATCACGGCCACGTTCATCCGAGTTTACGAACCCTAACCAGTGAGAACCCATGTCAAGTATTGGACTACCTCCGAGCCTTAACGCGGCACGCATTGACACCTACACAAGGCTGGACGGCGCGGACACCGTGCACGTTCAGGCGATGATCCCGGCTAACCCGTTCACGGCAACCACTGGCACGCTGGCGGCTGCGGCCCAGACGGTAACGGTGGCCAACCTAGTGGACGCGGACGGGGTGCTGGTAACCACATCCGGCACGTTCAGTGGCACGCTCGCCTTCGAGGCGTCGGTTAACGGCACTGACTGGTATGCGATCATTATGAGCCGAGCATCCACCGGCACCGGCGAATCCACGCGGGCGCTGACGGGGACCACACTGGAGGGCTGGAGGGCGAACATTGCCGGCTGGCCGCAGTTCCGGGTGCGCTGTTCGGCGTACACGTCGGGCACAGCGAGCATCCGCATCATTCCGGTGTCGCTGGCGTTTGAGCCTCCGATGAACGCGAGCGTGACGGCGGCGGTGTCCGGTACTGTGACGGCGAACATCGGCACGGGGTCGCTGGCCGCCGGAACCAACGCGATCGGCGACGTGGGCCTGCAGGCGCGGGCGAACGCCACGGGCGCGATGTCCACGGCCAAGGTGCTGGCGGCGGCTACGACCAACGCGACGAGCGTGAAGGCCACAGCCGGCCGCGTGCTGGGCTGGCAGCTGACGAACACGACTGCGGCGGTGAAGGTGGTGCGGCTGTATAACCTGGCCACGGCGCCCACTGTGGGCACGTCGGTGCCGGTTTACAACATCGTGATCCCGGCCAACGGCCACGTTTCCGAGTCGTTCCCCGTCGGCATCGCGCACGCTACCGGGATCGCCTACGCCATCACCAACGCCATCGCCGACTTGGACGCCACTGCTGTCGCGGCCAACGACGTGCTGGGTGCCATCTACTTCGCATGATCACGCTGCTGGCGGCCGGCATCACCGGCGCGGACATACTTGCCGCGAACACGCAGCGGCTGGAACCGGGCGCCATCGTCGAGCTGTTCGAGGTGGACTTGACGCCATTCGGCGGCGAGTTGCTGCGCTTCCACGCGGGCACCAACGCGCTGCGCCAGAACGTGGTGTGGCAGGGCAACACCTACACGGCATTCCCGATCCAGGCGTCTGGGTTCGAGTTCAATGGGCAGGGGCAGGCACCACGCCCCAAGCTGCTGGTCGCCAACGTCATCGGCTCCATCACCGCGCTGGTACTGCAGTACGACGACATCGTGGGCGCCAAGGTCACGCGCATCCGCACGCTGGCGAAGTACCTCGACGCGGTGAACTTCCCGGGCGGTAGCAACCCCACTGCCGACCCCGGCGCCGAGTTCCCGCGCGACGTGTTCTATGTAGACCGCAAGGCCACCGAAACCAACGAGCTGGTCGAGTTCGAGCTGTCGCCAGCCATGGACGTGACCGGCGTCATGCTGCCACGCCGCCAGATCGTGCAGAACATCTGCGTGTGGCGGTACCGTGGGGCTGAGTGCGGATACACGGGCACGACCTATTTCAACAGCAGCGACCAGTCTGTGGGCACGCTTGCGCAGGACGTGTGCGGCAAGCGGTTGAGCAGCTGCAAGGCACGCTTCGGCCAGTTCGCCGAGCTGCCCTACGGCGGTTTCCCAGCAGCAGGTCTGGTCCGATGAGCTGGCGCGACGACGCACTGGCGCATGCGCGTACGGATTACCCGCGCGAGTCCTGTGGCCTGCTGATCATCCGCAAGGGCCGCGAGGTTTACCGGCCGTGCCGGAACCTGGCCCGGGGCGACGATCAGTTCACCATCTGCCCCGACGACTACGAGGCGGCCGAGCGCGAGGGCGAAGTGATCGCGGTGGTGCACAGCCACGTCAACATCCCGCCCATGCCCAGCCAGGCCGATCTGGTGAGCTGCGAGTCCACCGGGCTTGAGTGGCACATCGTCAGCGTGCCCAATGGCACCTGGCACAGCTTCAAGCCATCGGGCTACGTGGCGCCACTGGTTGGCCGCGTATTCAGTCATGGCGTGCTGGACTGCTATGCCATCATCCGCGACTGGTACCGGCAGGAGCGCGGCATCGAGCTGCTGGACTTCGACCGGTCTGACGGCTGGTGGGAGCGCGGCGGCAATCTGTACCTAGACAACTTCGGCAAGGCTGGTTTCAGCGTCTTCGAGGATTTGCACGAAGGCGCCGTGCTGCTGATGCAGCTGGGCTCGCCGGTACCGAACCACGCGGCCATCTACCTGGGCGACGACCTGATCCTGCACCACGTCCAGCGACGCCTGTCCAGCCGTGACATTTATGGCGGCTACTGGCGCAAGCACACGACGCACGTCTTAAAATACGGGCCATGAAAACCATCATCCTGCACGGGCAATTGGGCAAGCTATTTGGCCGCCGTCACCGTCTGGATGTGGCAACGGCCGCCGAGGCTGTGCGGGCGCTGTGCGCGAACTTTTACGGCTTCGAGAAGCACATGCTAGAGGCCAAGTGCATGGGCTACCGGGTCAAGCTGCACGACACGCCCGTGCACGACACCAAGGAGCTGCACCACCCGGTCGGCGGCAGCACAATCACCTTCACGCCGGTGGTGTCTGGCGCCGGTCGCGGGTTGGGCCAGATACTACTGGGCGCTGCGCTGATCGCGGCGTCGTTCCTGGTTCCGGGCTTGAGCGCCGTGGCTCTGGGCGGCTCGACCACGCTGGCCACCATTGCCTTCAACGTGGGCTTCTCGCTGGCGCTGGGCGGTGTCGCGCAGCTGCTGGCACCAGCCCCCAAGACACGCGGCCCCAACGAGCGGCCCGAGAACATGCCCAGCGACATCTTCAACGGGCCGGTGAACACCACAGCACAAAGCCATCCTGTGCCGGTGGGCTACGGGCGGCTGATCGTCGGCGGGGCCGTCCTCAGTGGCGGCCTGACGACCGAGGAAATCCCCGTATGAAGAAACCCATCCAAGGCGCTGGCGGCGGCGGCAAGGGCGGTGGCAACACTGCTCGCGTGCCGGTCGAGGCCAAAGACAGTCTGCGCTCGCGCGCATTTGCCCGTGTGCTCGATGTGGTCTGCGAGGGGGAAATTGAGGGCCTCGTTGATGGCCTTCAGTCTATCTACCTGGACGGCACGCCGCTGCAGAACGCCGACAACAGCTTCAACTTCCAGGGCGTCGAGGTCACGACGCGCAACGGCAGCCAAGCGCAGTCTCACATTGAGGGCTTTCCATCGGTCGAGAATACGGTGCAGGTCGGCGTGGAAGTTACGGCACCCACTGCCGTCGTGCGGCAGCTCACGAACCCGAACCTGAACGCGGTGCGCGTTACTATCGGCATTCCGCAGCTGACGTTTCAGAACCCGAGCAACGGCGACCTGGGCGGCACTACGGTGCAGTACGCCATCGACGTGCAAAGCAACGGTGGTGGATTCGCACAGGTGCTGCTGGAGACCGTCAACGGCAAGACCACCAGCCGGTACCAGCGCAGCCATCGCATCGCGCTGACCGGCGCGCCACCGTGGGACATCCGTGTGCGCCGCGTCACGGCTGACAGCACGCAGATCAACCGGCAAAACAAGACCTGGTGGGACACGTACACCGAGATCATCGACGCCAAGCTGCGCTACCCCAACAGCGCGCTGGTCGGCATCAAGATCGACGCCAGCCAGTTCCAGAGCATCCCGACGCGCGGCTACGACATGAAGCTGCTGCGCGTGCGGGTGCCCAGCAACTACAACCCGGTCACGCGGGCCTATACCGGCAGCTGGAATGGCACATTCCAGATCGCATGGACCGATAACCCAGCCTGGTGCTTCTACGACCTGCTGACGAACGAGCGCTACGGGCTGGGCGGCCTGATCGATGCGGCCCAGGTGGACAAATGGGCGCTGTATCAGATCGGCCGATACTGCGACGAGCTGGTGCCCAATGGCTTCGGCGGCACCGAGCCACGCTTCACGTGCAGCCTGTATCTCCAGACCCGGCAGGAGGCCTACCGGGTGCTGCAGGACTTCGCCAGCATCTTCCGAGGCATGGTCTTCTGGGCCACCGGCAGCGTCACGGCGGTGCAGGATGCGCCCAGCGATCCGGTGGCGCTGTTCACAGCGGCCAACGTGGTCGAGGGCAAGTTTGCCTACAGTGGCAGTGGCCTCAAGGCCCGGCACACGGTGGCGCTGGTCACGTGGAACGACCCCGACGACCTGTACCGGCAGAAGGTCGAATACGTCGAGGATGCCGACGGCATCGCGCGCTATGGCGTCCAGCAGACCGAGGTGGTGGCCGTAGGCTGCACCAGCCGCGGGCAGGCCAACCGGGTCGGGCGCTGGCTGCTGTACAGCGAGCGTGCCGAGACTGAGACCGTGCTATTCAGCGTGGGCCTGGATGGCGCCGTGGTGCGCCCTGGGCACATCATCAAGGTGGCAGACGCTACCCGTGCGGCTGCGCGCCTTGGAGGCCGCGTGCGCACCGCCACAACGTCATCCATCACGGTCGACCGGGCGCCGCTGCTCGACATCACCGGCTGGACGATATACGCCACACTGCCAGACGGCACGGTGCAGGAGCGCCAGGTCAGCAGCCGAAGTGACGACACCATCAATGTCGGCAGCGCATTCAGCGCGGCACCGGCCACCGAAAGCATCTGGATTTTGTCGGCCCCGGCAGTGGAGGCGCAGACGTTCCGCGTCATCACGGTAGCCGAGGATCAGGGCGCGGGCACCTACGCCATCACGGCTCTCAAGCATGAGCCGCTGAAGTACGCCGCCATCGAGAACGGGCTGGTGTTGCAGCCCCGAGACTTCACGCTGCTCAACGACCGACCATCGGCGCCCACCGGCCTGACGCTGAGCGAGTCACTGTACACCTACCAGGCCGAGGTGCGGGCCAAGATCAACGTCGGCTGGAGTGGCGTCGAGGGCGTCTACACCTACTTCGTGGAATGGCGGCGCGACAACGGCAACTGGAACCGGGTCAACACCAGAACCCCCGAGCTGGAGCTGCTGGACATCACGCCCGGCGCCTTCGAGATCAAGGTCTACAGCAGCAACCCGGCAGGTATCCTGAGTGCCGGCTTTGCCACCGGCGCCATCAACGCGCTGGGCAAGACCGCGCCACCGGCCAATGTCACCGGGCTGATCGCCGAAGTCGACAAGGACATCGGCATCACGCTCTACTGGGACAAGGTGCCCGACCTCGACCTGGACGGCTATGAGGTGCGCCAGGGCTCCACCTGGGCGACGGCCGAGCAGCTGGGCATTGTCAAATCGACTGTGTTCAGCGTCGGCTACATTCAGGCAGGCCTGCAGACGTTCCTGGTGCGCGCACTCGACACCAGCGGCCACATGAGCACCACAGCTGCCAGCGTGTCGGTGACATTCAGCGCGCCCACGCCGGTCACGGTCACGCAGGAGGTCATCGACAATAACGTGCTGCTGCGCTGGACGGAGAGCACGGCCACCCTGTCAATCCGGCACTACATCGTGCGCCGTGGCGCCACATGGGCAAGCGCGACCGACATCGGCACCGTCGCTGGCCGCTTCACGGTCATTTTTGAGACCGCGGGGGGCACGTTTAACTACTGGGTGGCGGCGGTCGATCTGGCTGGCAACGTGGGCACGCCGGCCTTTGTCACGACGCTGGTGAACCAGCCGCCCGACTACCAGCTGCAGTTCGACCAGAACAGCGCATTTGGCGGCACGCGCACCAATGTGGCGGCGTTCGATGGCGGCCAGATGGTAACCGCCGTCAGCCTGACCGAAACCTGGGAACAGCACTTTGTCAGTCGTGGCTGGAACACCCCGCAGGACCAGATCAACGCGGGCTTCCCGATCTACGCGCAGCCATCGACCACTAGCGGCAGCTACGAGGAAGTCATCGACTACGGCACGCTGCTGGGCAGCACCAAGATCATGGCCACACTCAGCGTTGCGCCGGTGTCTGGCACCGTCACGGCCACACCGACCATCAGCGTCAGTGCGACCAGCGCCAGCGGCCCGTGGACGGACTACCCCGGCCTGTCGTCGGTGTTCGTCACCAACTTCCGCTGGGCGAAGATCCGATACGACTTCGCCAGCACAGGCGGCGACGATCTGATTACAATCACAGGGCTGAATGTGCGTTTTGATGTGAAGCTGAAGAACGACGCCGGTTCTGTGAACGCGGTTTCAATCGACTCTGGTGGTACTACTGTGAACTTCAATATCCCGTTCGTGGACGTGCATAGCATCACGCTGTCGCCCAAAGGCACAGCGGCGCGCATAGCCGTTTACGACTTCACCGATGTGCCCAACCCCACTAGCTTCCGCGTGCTGCTGTTCGACACGGCTGGCAACCGCGTGTCTGGCGAAGTCGGCTGGGCAGTGAAAGGCGTCTGATGGCAAACTGGCTCAACCCGCTGATTACCAGCACCTACACCGACTTCGTGGCCGAGGTGCGCGGCCGCGACGAGGATGTCGCACGCGGCTTCGACCCGGCATTCGTCACCTTGTCGAACCAACCGACGAATGCCATCCGGTACTCCAGCGCGGTCAACCGCTGGGAGCGCTGGAACGGCACGGCATGGGTCGCGTTGTCCACCGGCTACGCCATCAGCATCACCGGCAACGCGGCTACTGTCACCAATGGGGTGTACACGACCGGCGACCAGACTATCGGTGGCATCAAAACCTTCACCGGTCAGATTGTCGCCAACGGTGGGGTGCAAGGCAACGCGGCCACAGCGACTGCACTGCAAACAGCTCGCACGATCAACGGCGTGTCGTTCAACGGGTCGGCCAACATCACGCTGCCCACGGTCAACACGACCGGCGACCAGACGATTGGCGGCACCAAGACGTTCAGCAGTATCCCAGTAGCACCCGGTCTAAATCTAACGGGTGCGAATGGTGGCGGCAATGGGGTGTACGACGGTAACGGAGACGCAGCAAGCTCTACGCAGGCCAACCTGCAAATCAGGTCTTGGTTCGGCATCGGGTTTTCACCAAGCATTAGCGGCCAGCCCGTCCCGCAAAACGAAAATGCAGTTTGGATAGACGTACGGACAGGGAACCTTTCTGCACGGGGCAACATAACATCAACAGGCGGCCAATTTCTTGGAAATGGCGCGGGCCTGACCAATCTCAACGCTTCCAACCTCGCCAGCGGCACCGTCCCTGTGGCCCGTCTCGGCTCAGGCACCGCCGACAACACCACATTCTTGCGTGGTGATAACACTTGGCAAACAATTACACCCAGCACAGCAGCCGTCCTAAACGCTACTGCTGGGGCGGAAGCAGGCGGTGTTGGAACATATGCTTTTATGCGTGGCCCTACTTCCATCTCGGCCGGTACAACTGTTTCAGGTAGTAGTCTTGTCTTTGCCCATGCCGCAGGCGGCGCTATAGGTTCAGTGGCGGGTACGTGGAGGTGCATGGGCATTACGGGCTCAACCTCCGGCTCCACAGCGACAACTCTATGGCTTCGCATTTCTTAAGGTGTACCATGCAACTTGAATACGCAAAAAATCCTCGTTGGGCGAATGCTGAACAGACGCTGATCGACTTGGTGATCAAATGGGACGAGGTGGCAGAAGAACTACCGTTTACTGCATCACCAACAGACACCGAGGCTCACGGTCGCGCACTCTTTGCTGCTGCTGTTGCCGGTGAGCTCGGCCCGGTGGCTGAGTATGTGGCGCCTTCTCCTGTACCGCCCACTGTCCCCGCCTCCGTCACCCGCGCCCAAGGCAAGGTCGTCCTGATCCAGATGGGGCTGTGGCCGCAAGTCGTCGCTTACGTGGACGCCATTCAAGACCCAATACAAAAAGCCATTGCCGAAGTCGCTGTCTATGAGACCCTGCACTGGCAGCGCAACAGCCCGTTCTTGAACCAAGCCGCCAGTGCACTGGGCATCACCCAGGAGCAGATGGACCAGCTGTTCATTGCAGCCAACCAGGTGATGCTGTGAGGACTTACCTGTTCAACATCCTCATCGCCTTGAGTCAACTGGGCAACACGCTGCTCGGCGGCTACCCGGATGAGTCCATGAGCGCCCGCGCCCACCGCACTGGCTCCAAGGGCCGGTGGCCAGGCGTGGTCACGCGCCCGCTGATCGACGGCCTGTTTTTCGTCGTGACCTTCGGCAAGGACAAGAATCACTGCCAGGACGCCTACGACAGCGAGCATCTGCGTCGCCAGTCCCCCGAGCACTACCGGGGCTGATTCAGAGCCATGGCAGCGGAACAGCAGACCTTCGATTCGTCCCTGGGCAACCTGATTGCAGGCATTGCCGGGGCGTTTGTCTCATTGCGGTTTGTGCAGGGCACGCTGCTGGAACGGGTGACCATGGCTGTTGGCGGTGCGGCGCTGTCGTACTACGCCACATCACCCATTGTCGACTGGCTGGGCATGGCCAGTGCCGTGGGGATGGTCGGCTTCTTGGTCGGCCTCTTTGGCATGGCCATCGTCGCAAAAGTCTATGAAGCCATCCAGGCAATGCCTGCTGCCACGATGGCCGCCGAAGCATGGGAGTCGATCAAGCGCAGGATCGGCGGAGGTTGACATGAACGCAACCTACACGGTGTCGCTGATGTGCATCATCGCGGTGTGCATCGTCGGTGTTTTGAATCCACGCTACCACGACACGCTGGGCCAGCGCATCGGCATGGGCCTGGCGTGCATAGGCGCAGTGGGCGAGCTGTATGCGCTGATGGCTGGCGTCTGCAAACTCAATGCGTCAACGGTGCTGGTCGGCGGTGTCGCGCTGTTCGCTGTCTCGACGCTCTGGAAGAAGTACCGCCTGCATCTCAGCGCCTAGTGCGCATGGCGAACTCGATGGCGTCCAGCAGGTTCTGCTGGAAATTGGCAGCCGCCACACGGCGCCCGTCGTCGTTCAGCTTCAGGCGCTGGTCGATCTGAGCGCGATCCACCAGCAGGTACATGAAGCGCAGCATGTTGCCATTGGCGCCACGGCGTGGCCGTTTCAGCGCCAGGAACTTATTGCCGTTCACCTCCACCACTTCGGCCTTGTCGCCCAGCGCTCGCGGCCGATCAGCCCGGCGAATGACGTCCTTCGGCGTGCGGCGCACCAGGCTGGTCGGAATGGCCAAATAATTGCCACGCGGGTCTTTTGTTCCACCATATTCCTGAGCGCGCATAAAGTCGTCGCGGCTGTAGACGATGGCCTCCAGGTTGGCCTTGGTGGCGAACTTCACCATGATGCCCTGCACGATCCAGTTCCGGCGCAGGGTGAACCGGCCCGGCATGTTGGCGCGCACTTCGGCCTGCACATCCTTTGCCGTCTGCGTGAGCGCTCTGGAAACGGCGAACGCCAGCTGGCCCGGTGCGCAGATGGTCTGCATCTGGCTGATGGCATTGTCGATGTCGGACTGGATGCTGAGTCTCATCATGGGCGAGTAGTTTACTACTGGTGCGACGTGGCCTGTGTTAATATAATCCCACTATGAATTGGCTCCTCACACTTTCGCGCTGCGGCGTCCGTGCCGATGTGGTCAACCGTTGGGCCCCGGTGTTCGCTGCCGAGACGGATGGTGCATTAAGGAATTAACCGTGACGCCGCTATTTTGCCTGCTGGTGCCGATGCTGTGGTTTTGGGTTTTGTTCGGAGGATAGGTCATGAGAACCTCGCAGCGCGGCATCGACATCATCAAGCGGTCGGAGGGCGTCAAGCTGGTGGCGTACTTCTGCCCCGCGAACGTGCCGACGATTGGCGTGGGCCATACCCGCACCGTCACCCGTGCAGACGTCCACGCACAGCGGCGCATCACGGTCGAGGAGGCCGAGCGCCTGCTGAGCGAAGACCTCGCCTCGTTCGAGCGCGGCGTGCTGCGGCTCTGCACCCTGCCGCCGAACCAGAACCAGTTTGACGCCTTCGTGTCGCTGGCCTTCAATATCGGCTTGGGCGCTTTCGAGCGCAGCACGGCGCTTCGGCGGCACAACGAGGGCGATTTCGACGCAGCGGCCGGCGCAATCGAGATGTGGAACAAGGCCACGGTCAACGGCAAGCGGGTTGTCTTGCGCGGGCTGGTGGCCCGTCGAGCGGATGAGAAGGCGCTGTACCTGACGCCGGTGGAGCCGGAACTGATGACGCAGGCCGTGGAGGATGAGCCTACGCTGGCCAGCTCGCGCACGATTCAAGGCGGTGCTGTGGCGGGCGGCGCGACTGTCGCCGCTGTGATCGCAGACACGACCGAGCAGGTGAGGTTGTTGACGTTTCTGCCGCCCGATACCTTGCAGTACCTGCTGGCCGGGCTGGCCTTGATGGGCATCGGCGCTGTGCTGTACGCACGCTGGGACGACTGGCGCAAGGGGCGGCGATGATCTGGAGCCTGCCCGCAAACCGCTGGCTGCTGGGTGGCCTGCTGGTCGGGGCCCTGCTGGCCGTCGGCCTGCAGACCTACCGCTTGGCGAGCGAGCAGGCCGCCCATGCCGACACTCGCGTCGAGGTGGCCACGCTGAAGCAGGCCGTTGCCGAGGCCCAAGCGCTGGCCGCACAGCAGACGGCCGCCCTACAATCGCAAGTCACGAAAGCCCAAGATGAAGCCCGAACCCGCGAACGTGCGCTGCGCGTGGCTGCTGCTGCCGCTGCTACTGAGTCTGACGGCCTGCGCGCCGATGTCGAAGCCCTACGTGGTCAGCTCGCCGAAGCTACCCGAGAGGCCGCCGTTGAGCGAGCCACTGCCATCGGAGCCGTACTCCAGCAGTGTGCAGCGCGACATCAAGACCTGGCGCAGCGCTGTGACAGGCACGTCAACGACATCCGCACCCTGATCGACGCCTGGCCGGTGAATTAGGTCACGCCGCCCGGTGTACACTGATGGCTTCCGGGTGGCCCCTTCTGTGCCCGAAGGCTTGACCATCACGGCGGCAGACTGGTGAGGGCTTATCAGAGGCTAAGGGGCCGCGTCCGGCGCTTCGCTTGTGCCAGTCAATCTGCCTGCGTGATGACGGTGGCACGGGCGAATTCCCATGGCGCGTTAACCCACCGTCTGAAAAATTATAGCCTACAACGGAAAAAGCGCGTCAAACACAATGGGCGCGGCAGGGCGCAAGGCTTCCAATGCTGAGTTTGCCACGTCACGGTGCTCCTTTTGTGTAGACGGATCGCGCCTGACTTGCAGGTAGGTGATCCAGCTTCGCAGGGTGCCGTTGACGTACAGGCGGCTGGGGGTGAGGCCTTCGGGCAACAGGGCGCGGGCTTGTTCTTTGGCGATGCCTCCGTAGTTGATGGCATCGTGGTACTCCTTCATTGCCACCTCATACACACGGCGCTGTGCATCGTTCCATGCGCTTAAGGTATGTTCTTCGCTGGTTGGGATGCTGTTCTGTCGGTTCTTTGTGTCCTGCAACCGGGC